GAACAACCTGTAAATGTCACTGTGCCAGTAGCACTGACTGTTCCTGTACCGCTACCAACGGCAACTGATGTAGGCACAACTGCTACAACACCGCCAGCCGTTGCAGGCCCGACAGTAGCCCACGAAGCACCGGAATAGTATTGAACAATGTTGGAATCAGAAAGGTAACAAAGCTGCCCTTCTGCAAGCACCTTTTCGCCTGCACCTCCGAAGCCTGCATCTCGAGTCGTGGAATTACTAAAGACCGGAACGCCAGTTCCCGCGCTTAGGTTCATATCGGCTGCAGTCAAAACTTCCGCAGCTACAAATAAGGGGACTGTGGTCTGCTCGTTTGCCATGTTTCTATCCTAAGACATTTTCTTCGTCAAGTGTGCCATACACAATGTCATCCAAGATGAGCTCATAGACGATCGTGGTTGGTGAGGTGAAGTAGGTGACTGCGTGCCCAGCCGACAAAGTAAGTCGGTGCTCAAGTCCTTCAATGGTGAGATCTTGGGCAAACTGGGTTGGGCCTGCCGAAGTCGTGATTGACTTTTGGATATTGATCAGGTCGCCTACATCAAGGAGCGCCAAGGTGTCTTGGTCTAGTGCAGGTGTGCCGGGGAACTCTGTGCCTAAAAAGTTGAAGCGTGCTTCTGGATCTGGACTGATTAGGTATTGGGCAAGTGTGAGAGCTGCGGCGTCATTGTGCAAAAGCGAGTCGGTGATCGACTGGGTCTGCACAAGATACAAGGCTTGAGATGCTAGGTCTTCGGCGACTTCTGGCGATGTCGCTCCAGCGTGCTGAATAGACGCGCGATTGACCACTGTGTCCGCTTGGAAAGAGATGTCAATAGCCGAGTAGCCGATCTGGGTTCCGTCATCATGGAAGTCGGCAACAGGGACGCCAAGAGTCTGTCCGATGCGCTTCTGGAAGGTCATTGTGCCTTCTCGATCAACGAAGATCCGACCCTGCTCGGCTTCATTAATCTTGTTGGCGTACCCTGCAACCGAGACTCCGTTGGGGACTGTGTAGGCAGCTGCACCGCCAAGGGTCGCCACGCCTGTCTCAATGCTCCGTGTGCCTGTGTAAGCGACTTCTGGCCGATCTAGCAGGGCATTAAAACGGACGCTTGATAACTGCTCTGTGACATTCCATTCAGCAAGGAAAGTCTGCCCTAGTTGGTATGAGAAGTCCGCACAATTGACGCTAATCGTGTCTAATCCGCCAAGGGTAAAGGTGTAGTCGTAATTTACGATGTAGCCGACCCATAGAAGTTCTTTGACATTGGTTGAGCTGTACCTTGAGAAGCGAACTTCGCGAAGTGGTGCAAGTCCAGGCTGATTGTTGTTTGGGTCAAAGTACGGTGAAGTTGTGTCGAATGGGTTGAACACTCCGTCGGCGTAAGTGTCGTTCAATGTAAAGTTCATTGTTCCGTAGCCGAACTGGTCTCCTGTGTTGGCGCGTCCACGCTTTGCAGTTAGGACAATTGTTCCGTCCATGACGCTTGCAAATTGGGATGTACCGTCAAGCACATATTCAGTATTGTTTAGTTCGCCTTTGAGATCGTCGTCAAGTGTGAAAGCGTTCCAGTCGTACCCCGTGTCGATCTCGAGGTCGTAGTTACCTGATCCGACTACCGCTACGCCAGCCATTAGGCAACCGCGATGTCTGCTGGGCCGTTTGTTCTATTGAAAGCTCTGATCGCATTGACTACGGCAGAGCCGATTTCGGAACTTGAAGCAAGACCGCCGTTTACATTGACAGTGATTTCTTGTTTGATGTCTTGCCCGAATCCACCTGTCAGGAATCCTTGCAGTGTTTCGAGACTTGGCCCGATGGATGAGAGTGGTGCATCGACTGCGTTTATTCCACCGCCAAGAAAGCCTTGCCCGAATCCTTTTTGAGAGATGCTGTATTTACCATCTTTGGTGTTGGATCCACCGCCACCGCCGCCACCGATCAAAGGTGAAGATGTAGTTGGCATGCTTGGGGTACTGATTGGTGTAATGCTTGCCAAGACTGCGCCAACGCCGCCTTCACGCGCTGCACCAGATCCAACAGAAGCAGCACCCTCACCAAAATAGGATCCGCTTCCAAAGCTGGGGACAGGGATTTTGGGCACAATGGTTTTTGGGATATTGCTGATTTCGCCAATGCTGGTTGGGTTGAGAAAGTTAATTGCGTTAATTGCATCATTGACCATTGAGTTAATTCCGTTGCTAACTAACTCAACTGCACCAAGTACTCCGTTGCCGATCGTGGCAACCGTTGCACCTACAAACAAAGCAAAGTCCTTGAACGGTTGTATCGTTTGACGAATCGCTGCTGGGCCTTCCTTAAACAGTTCGTAGAAGGCTTGCAGTGTTATTGCGGCTATACCTACGCCAGTTGCCAAAACCCCGGCTGATGTTTGCAAACTGGTAAAAGAGTTGGCTAATGCTGTGTTTGCTATATGAAGGATTTTGACTGTTGATGCATAGATTTTCATTACAAGATTCACTGCGACTATTGCGCCAGCCAATCCGCCAACGGCAGCAATCAAAGCAACAATGACATCTGTGTTTTCTGCCATGTAATTAGCGACATCGTTTAGTATCGGAATCATTTTTTCCATAATGGGCAAGAACGCTGCACCGATACTTTCTTGCAGTTCACCCATAGCAATTGAAAAGTTTTTTGCTCCACCTTCAGCCGTGTTTGCAAACGCTTCTGCGGAACCGCCGACCGTGTCGTTTAAGGCTTTGAGAATATCGTCAGCACTTGATGATTTATCAATCAGATCTTTAAGTGAAGGGTCAAGTTTGACAAGAGCTGCGGTCTGTCCGGCAAGAGCTTTAGCCACTGCGGAACTTGCAGATTCCATGTCAATGTTTTTTGCGGTCGCTAGATCGGCAGTGATAGCCATTGCTTTTTGAGATAGTTCGAGCGAACCTGTAGCTCTGACCAAGTTTGCCAATGCTGGTCTTAACTGGTCGTCAGCCATAGCGGTTTGTCTGGAAAGCACGCTGATAAAGTTTTCAGCAGATGCGACTTGGGCGTCTGTTGCTTGGGTGGTTGCTTTAAGTTGTCTTGCCAGTTCAACTTGTGCAGCTTCGTCTTCCATTGCCGCTTTTGTTGCTTTGCCAACAACGGCTGTCAAAACTCCTAGTGCTGCTATTGCTGGAACAAAGGCTTTTTCTAATACAAAGCCAGTTTTGGCTCCAACTCCTTGAAGTGATTGGAACTCTTTGACTGCTTTTTGTGTGCCTTTAGCGTCAAACTCGGAAATGATGGGGATGTTTACTGATGCCATTACTAGATCACATTCCGATCAACTTTGTCCATGACAGTTTCAACGATTCGCCGCATTTCTGATTCGACTGTGTCGTTGTTCTTTTCCATTGCTTTCCACATTACTCTTGATCGAGTGCCGTATCGCGCCGAGAGAGCTGCACCAAGTCGTCCGCTGGCTGCCATGTCAAAGAGTGTCCCAGTGGAACCCGAGTAGACAATGTTGAAGACGCCGACATTTCTAATCTGTCCACGGAACTCGGTAACTTTTTTTGTATTGATCTTGGCAGAGATCTTTTGCTTGCGTCCAGCTTCCCAAGGAAGCATCTTGAACCCTGATTTTGTTGTCCAGTTTCTACCCATTCCAGACAAAGGGATTGTGCCGGGGATGAGAGCTAGAGCATCGTTGATGACAGGCTTGGCGACATTGCGAAAGTCTTTTGCGATCTGGTTACGAAGACCCGGCTCAATTGAATTGAGTTCTTTGATCGCTTCTTTGAGTCCGTAGATTTCAACTTTTGTGTTCAATCCTTGAGCCATTAGCGTCCTTTGTTTTGCTTATTAAGGATGCTAATCACGGTCTGCAAGTCTCGAGTGTCAAAGGGTATTTCAGGCGGCCACCAACCGACAGCAATTAGCAATTCTGCTAACTGGCGTCTGTAGGTTCCGCCAAAGTAGGGTTTAAGTTTGTTTCATCCACGGCATGAATGTCCATGTCTGGATTTGATTTGACCCATTCACGCCAAGTCGCAGGAACCTTTTCACCTTTGAGACTGAGAAGTAAATGAGCCCAGCAAGCAATGTCGGAATAACCGATTCCTCTACCGTCAGAGACTTTGCGGTTTTCAAGTCTTTCCCATTCA